TTCTTTGTGTTGCTTGTTCTGTACCACTTGCCATATCACCAAGCAAATTTGTTTCAACTCCGGCACCAAGTCCACTAGAGCCACTATCTGAATCTGAGGAAAAGTCTAAAACATTCAATTCATCAAAGCCTGCCAAAGCCTTCTGTATTTTCTTTGCGGCTCTAGAAGCTCCATCTCCTAGGTTTTCGGCTCCTTCATTCAATCCTGCCGCAGCATCAGATACTTCTGCAGATATAGCACCCAAGCCCTTAACTTCAGATTTTTTGCCTGTCAGCATTTCAGTAAATCTTTGAAACGCTTCAGCCAATACCTGAAGTCTGGCAAGTACAGTATTAATCATTTTCACTATCGGTGTAAAAAGATTAATTAATCCNTGNCCGATTGTAGCTTTTAATTGGTCAAATCTCAAAGATAATACCCTAGTCTGATTTGCCCAACTGTCAATATTTCTTGCAAAGTCACCCTGAACATGAGATAGCTTAGACAAAACATATTGGTACCTGAGCACAAGCTTTTCTTGCTCAGTCATGTTTTTAGTTGTTTTCCCAAAGCCTTGTTGCAGGGCAAAATTGTCCAAGTTTACTTGGGTCATAACGACACCAAGCTCTTTCAAGCTTTCGGTTTCACCTGTCCATATAGACTTGAGCTTAGTGTATGCTTCATCAGGTGACAAATTATAGAAAGAAGCAACATCGGCGGTCAGGCTTGTTATTGNCTTAGCCATATCAAAAGCCTGACTTTCGGTCATGCCCATTGATTTGGACATGGAACCGAAAATACCCATATACTTTTTAGCCAATGTTTCAGATATACCAAGTGTATCTATGGCCGTTTTGGCAAACTCATTTACGCTGTCGGTCATCCCTTTGAATACGGTGTCAGTGACGTTTTGAACCTCAACCAAGTCACTGCCCATCTTGAGTGCTGATTTTGTGAATGAAATTATTGCCGCACTGCCCAAAACCAGCCCAATTTTTGANCCCAATGAACCAAATATTTTTGATGTTGATTTTTCAGCACTCGAAGCTATACCCTTGAGTTCATTATTNAATGTCTTTTTATTAACCGATAGCCCTAGATTAATTCTACCTACTGTTGTCGCCATTGAGCGCCTCCTTTCTTGAAGGCTGCTTTTGCCCAAGCTTGGAAGTTTNCCCAAAATTCTTTATATTTTTCTGGGTCTTCCTTTAGCTTCTGAGCTCTCCTTCTTAACCATTCGTTTCTGATTCGTTTTTGTTCTGGTGTGAAGTTCATGATAACTTTTGGGTTTCTTTCTGCTCGAATAGCAACCACCATACCCAATGGAGTGTCCGGCATAATACCGGACAACAAAGAACAAAATTCCGGCCAGGTCATATCATCATCCTGCCGGAGTCTTATGCCGTATTGCTTAAGGAAACTAGATTCAATCAATTCCCAATCATCAAACAAATCATAGTAAGCTTCACTTTTGAAATCGATTACCTTCCTGCTCCTGCTCTCCTGTAGCAGCCTTCATAATTTCCTCATATACAGTTTTATAGTCAGGAAGCGGAAGATCCAAATCTTCAATAGCCTTTGCGTTTTTCTCTCCAATAAGCATAGTAAGTACATCATTCATAAATTTAACTTCATCAAACTCATTTCTATTCTTTTTTGCCTGTTTTTCTTGCTCTATTACAAACGCTTGCACNTTCAATATATTGCTTTTTCTGTTATTNACAGTAACAACAATCTCGTCTGTTATTTGTATTACCGGCAATTGGTTTGTTATTTTTGACCTAATATCTATCATTCTCGACATACAAAAATCCCTCCAATAAAATTTTAAGGGGCTGTTATGCCCCTCTTATTATAAACCTGAATACTCAATGTATTGTGGTTTTCCGTCACTTAATACTTCCCACTCCAATGTATCGACAGCCGTAGATTCTCCACCAAGTGAAGTTACATTAATCACGCAATCGAACACCAGTTTATCACCGTTAGGAAAATTGATAGTGAACACGCTGTTACAGTCTTGCCCCGTCTTCCATGCAAGAGATGCAATATAATCATTGCCTGGGTCACCATAATTTCTCTTGCTGCTCAATTGAATGCTGATACTCTTTGCTGTCATTAACCTACGAGTCCAACCGCTCGTATCCAATGGGTTCCATTCTTCAACGTTTCCATCGATACTAATAGAAAGAGACTCAGTGTCTTTAACAATTACACTTTCCTCTCCTTCTCTGCCGTTTGGATTTACACCAAATGTTATTTCGTAAACAGGATTTACGCCACTTAAGATTCTATCCATGTTCATCATCCTTTCTTATAAATAATGTCTAAATCGGTTATATACTCGTAAATATCGTTATCGTTTGTACCTACCAGTACAGGTTCATCATTTTTCATTTGAAAAAAGCACTCTTTACCGCCTATAACAGCACGAGTGCCATGAAAAATATCATATATGCTTCGTGCCTTCCGTTCTGCTATATCGCAATTTTTTGACCATTGGACTAAGATGCTAATGCTTTTTACTGCTGACGAGGTGTTTTGAAGCCCACCTATTGCTATTGTTCCTGAGGATGATGGTCGCCCATAGATACAGATTACTTTTTCTTGTGATGCATCAATCCTGCCTATATAAGCTGCAGTAATGTCATCAATCTGCGGTTTAAGCCAATCACGAATTTCCTTCAGTGTCACACCATCACACCCCTGTCAGCCTTTTGTATATTTTCTTGAATGCTTTAATCGCAAAGTCTTTTTTNNNTCCATCTATCCAGTCATCAAACCATCTACCTTTTGCGTTTGGGTTTTTATCTTTCCGGAAGTTGTATTCNGGATGAAAATACAGCCTCCTTGCATATGGTGTATCTACGCTTATAGCAACTTNACCTTGTTTTGACTTTGACGTATCAATGCTTGTTGCATCGTTCTGCATNGTACCNGTATCAAAAGGCATTACNTGACTTGCAATAACATCNGTTTTAACTGCTTCTGCCGTCTGTTCCAAAGCCGTAATTTGCGCNTTAGAAAGTTTCTGCAGCATACTCTTATTCATTTTAACCTTGACCTTCATTTACATCAGCTCCAATACTGTAGCATACACGGTACCATCCGGATTAAGAGGCCTTTCGCACCGGTATATTTTGTACTGCTTTTCGCCTTTTCGGGCTGTGCCTGATGCTATTGATTGCAACTCGGGAAATAAATCACCCAATGCAATTAATACACCTTCAAGCCGGATAATTTGCTTCTCTGCGTTCATCACCTGGTGCGCTTTGCCGCTAAACCAACATTTAGCCGTAACTGTTGCTGCAGTTAATGGTTCACCATCCTCACTGATTCCATTTTGGTCAATCGATATAGTCCATTCTTGATTGAATAGTTTTTTGGGAAGCTTCGGCAATTTGTCCGGCAGCATATCACACCACCCTATTCATTAGCCCGGTTTGCTTCAAAAGCATATATGCAGCTGAGCTAACACCAGTCGGAGTAGAACTATTATTGCCAAAACTCATGCTTAAGCCTGAAACACTAAAGCCACTCAAACTTTCCGCGTCAGTACCGTAGTCTTCGTAATACTGTGCTTGCAGTAGAGTGGCTTTTTTTATCATACTTTTCTGAAACTCGGTGAGATTTTCAAATCCAATGGCCCGTATCCTATTAAAAGTGAGTTCATCAATCTTGCTGCTAGCAAGTTCTAATACCTCTTCACTCAATGTATCGCTTGTTGCATATGCCACTGTGCTCATCCCCCGTTCTAAGAATAGGAGAGAGCTTATTTGCCCTCTCCCTTAGGTTTTGATTCTTCCTTTGCCTTTTTCAACTCGGCTTCAAGCTCTTTTATCTTTGTTTTCAGCTTTGTTATTTCTTTCGACTCCGGTGTTTCCTCCTTTTCGAATGTAAGCTTGCCATTTTCTAGTTTGGCAAGCTTATATCCCATATTGATATATTTCTGCTTTTCATCTTCTTCTATCTTGTACTGTCTATTTGCTTTTATCGCGTATAACATAATAAATCACCTCTACACTTCAACGTTCATTTTTACGCCACCAATTTTAGCCTTAATAATGAATAAGTCAGTATACATTCTATTTTGATAAAGGTATCCAAAAGCACTATCAGGAGTTTCTCCTTTGTTCCAAAGATACACATCTGCCACTTTAACAGGCGCTAATACGGCTGATGGATGAACTAATATCATTCTAATTTGTTTCGCTCCCTCTCCAGGTACAAATCCTTCCGAAAAATCATATAAAGTTTTCATTCTATCCGATGGCACAGTAACTATAGATACTTCATCTAAACTTCTTACGTTTCTGTTTACATTAGCAGCTCCACCTGTTACATCTATTATTCTCTGAATCTTTTCTGCATTTTTAATCATTGTATATATTTTTGGAGTAACGTATAATACTCTACCACTCTGAGGAACAGATGCTTCATCCATTTCTTCCATCATCTTATCAAAGACGGATAAGATATTCTGTTCAGTTAATTCAGTAGTGTCTGACGTTCCTCCTAAACTTACATATTCAGAATACAACTTACTGTATCTGAATGCATCCAGTTCAGGTATAGCATGTTCCTGATTGAATACTGCTGTGATGTTTGCAGCACTCAAAACCTGATTTGTTTCATCAATATCCATTTCATCTACAAAGAATTCAATGTCTCTGTCATGAGTAAGAGTCATAGCCTGATAAGTGTTGCTAACAGTCCCTCTATTTTTGGAACCATCTCTTGCATGGTCTTTATAACCAGTCAAAGTTATAGTTGGAACTTTAATAGTTTTAGCATCTATAAAAGAATACTGTTTATTAGTATCCAATGCAGAAGAAGTTAGTTCCCTTGCAAACTGCTGTTGAATTTGTCTTTCAAACCTCTCAGCGTAGTTTATAGCCATATATCATCATCCTTTCTTTTATTTATTTTGATATATTACCGAACGCTGCGGAAATTGCAGCATCTAAAGCTTGTTGATTATCCGGTGGTAAGTTGCCAACCTTGAATCCAGGTTGCTGTTGTTGGTCTCCGCCTTCCGGCTTGAAAAGAAAAGCTTTGCTTTCTTTCAGAGATGCAATTTGTTCATCCAGCCCTATCACTTTGCCGTCTTCGTTTAGCACCAACTTGTCTTTTTTGATGAGGCTTGCAACAATATCCTCATCATGCACTTTNCCNGCAAGTGCCAATTTAATTGCACTGTTNAANTGCANCTCTTTTAATTGAGCCTCATATTTTTCTTTAGCTGTCTTGTTTTCTCCCTGAAGTCTTTCAATTTCAGCTTTTAAACTTTCTGCATCAACTTTCTTTAACTCTTCCAGCTGTGCATCCCTATCTGCAATTTCTTTTTCAAGGTTCTTCTTTGCCTCAGCCACTGCATTATATTGGTCTTTAGGGACTGCATACTTGGGAAACTCTTTGTTGATTTCTTTNANGAGTTCCTCTTCGTTCAAAACACCATCTTTNATGTGCCTTTTTACAATTTCAAGAATCCAATTCATATTATTCCTCCTAACCTCTATACTTTTTTATACTGGTAAGTGCCAGTTCGAGTTCTTCACATTTATACTCCGTGAATACCAAGCCAGAGTAAAACACAAAATACAAAAGCTTTTCGGATTTAATCTACTTTTTGAAGTATTACTGTCGCTTCAAATGCTGTTGTAACAGCTTGATCATTTGACAATACAATTTTTATGTTGCCATAGCCAAATGGAGGCAAATATCTCACATGAGATTGCATCACAAAACCCTGTTGCGTTTGTTTTCTTGGTATCGTATACCAAGTAATGAAGTGGTCAACATCATCTAATGTTTCAAAGATTTTCACTGTCAAATCCGTTTCTTCGGATGGATTTATGACGCTCATTGAAAGTTTTCCATTTATTACTGGGTCTGCCGTGATAATTTTAGTTGTATTTGCCGCGGTTCCTGCAGTCCAATTTGCTTTCCCGACAATACTTTTCCATCTCCAACAATAATTTTGCTTTTCAACTATTTCAACCAAATACATCACCCCTTTCTATTTTCTAAATGTATTTCTTATTCTTTTTGAAGTTCTTTAAGTTTNCTTTGCCACTCTTTAAGCTTCNAGTCATATTTTTTTATATTCTCAGGATCTAGGCTCCCGACTTTCAGTCTGGTATACTTCTGAATATTACGTTTTATCTCAGCTTCTCTTTTTGCTCTTTCGTAAGCGTCACCAAGTTCACTTGGTCTCATCGGTTTCGGTTCTTCGTTGATACCTTCGAAAAAAGTACTTAGCGTATGCCGGCAATTAGGATGAAATAAGCCTGCCTCTATTGCCGTACTAAGCAACGGATAATCGCCGTCCTCAATGCTACCTCCGCTATACACATCATCTATGTATACTCTGCCTTGCCATGGTTGGCATGTAGGTGAACTTTGCGCATATTGAGAAACAAGAACAAGACTTAAACCCCATTCTTTTCTGCGCTCTCCTTCACCCATTAGCTGTACTCTTCTGTTAGCCGTTCTTATCGCCATTTGTGCATAGGAGGCAATATTAACTCTTCTGCCATCCGAATAGGTAATACAGTCAATTCCTTTCGCAAGGAAATCCTTTGTNGCCATGTCGATTGCTTGATTAAGCGTATAAGCCCCGGAACTCAAAAAGGTTTCTGCTTTGAATATAGTCCTGCGGTACACGTCGTCCATCTGGCGCAGCGCTGCATATTGTGCTTCTTTGAAGTCGTTATTGATTGCTTTTATAAGACTCTTAAGTCTCCTGTCATTGCCTTGAAAAAAATCATCTGACGGTGTGCTACGTATTAAAATAAAACCTTTTCCAATAGCTTTTAATACTTCTTTATCAACCTTTTTGCCGCCTTCAAGATACTGCCTTCTCAAATTTGCTTTTGTAGCTTCATCAAGCTGTCGGGAATACTTTGCCATTATAGCTTTGTTCTGTGCCCTAAACTTTCGAAGCTCTCTAATCTTCTTAGCCTGCCACTGCTCCCATCTGAAACCTTCCTCCTCTTCNCANTTCTCATGNCTNGCGAGATTGCGTTTCATGGATTCGATTAGTTCAAGCTCTATCTCTTGAAATATTTCTCCAACATCGTAATCATTCATCTACATCAACATCCTCTTCATCTTCTGCGTCTATCTTTACAAGCGGTTCATCTGTNATAAAACTGTTTTCTGCTTTTATCCTTGCAACCTCCAAGGCTTTTTCTTCATCAGTCCAAGTGTCGCCATAGAGTTCTTCAATACATTGCTCAAGGGACATAATTCCATAAGACTTAGCTTTACCTACCACTTCTACAATACTGCCAAAATCAGGGCTTGCATATTCTCCAAAGGTAACGCTAACTTCATAATCTTTAGGGGTTCTTTTCTTCATATTGTCATAGACTTTAAGTGTTGTATCGACTAATAAAGGTATAACTTCGTGTAAAGTATTAATTATTTTTCCTCTAGTGTAAAGAGTAGTTTTCTCCTTTTCTCTTTGTGCTTCTGCATTGTCAGTCTTTTTCAAATCGATACCAAGAGTAGATGGTGATATGATACCCTGCAAGCACATATCCAATGTATTAGCATAGCTCTCTACAAATGCTTCGTAATTAATATCAGCTTGTATCTGGTCTATCTGATATTTTGCATCCTCTGACCTTGGACTGCCAACCTTTATAAATTGGTTATCAAATGGATTAGGTCTCATTACTGCCCCAGTATTTGGGTCTTTAGGTATTAAATCTTCTGGAATATAATTCTTTACTCTCCCTGCCCTAATTGCATCTATCCATTGAGATACTACTTCATCAAGTGCATCAAAATTATCGCTTTTTCTTTCAAAAATAGAAGCTCCCCTATTTTTAAATTTAGCTGACTTATAGAGCTTCATCGGCACTGCCATTATGAAATTCCCAGCAAAAGTAACTTTACTTAAGTGTGCTATTTCGGGCACTTTGGACAAAGGTACTTCTTCACCATGCTTATCNTACAGCTTGTAGTCTATATATCCTTTTCCATATATTTCTTCTAGCCTATAGGTCTCATTTTCGTGAGTATAATAAGCATAGAATACAACTTCCTGTAGCCTTCCTCTTTTGTATCTATAGTCAACCTCTGTTCCACTATAAAACTCTATAATCGGATATTCTGTAATCTCTGTATCAACACTTAATTTAAAGGCTCCGTCTCCATCTATTAAAGTGTTTTTTATGGCTTCTCCAAGCAATTCATCGCTAAATTTATTATCTTTTGCAATTTCATCCCACAATTTTTGATTCTCTTCATTTTCTAGACTTATGCTATCTAAATCAGAAACAACAATATCTGTAAGCCTGTCTACTATCTCGCCAGGTAAGCCACTATGGAATTTTCTTATGCTTGAGTCTGCACTAGGAACTGCTGCCCAGAATCTACTTCTCCCTACGTCATCAATGGCTGATTGCTTAAAAAATTGGTCTAGCTCTGATGGGTCTCCTCTATACCAAATTCTATTTCTTAATACAGTTCCTGCATGGGATAGTGGTTCTTTTATAGATATGGAATTATCCGTTGCCGGCACTATATTAAGCAGTTTTGCTACCATTCCTTTTATCACCTCTTTCAAGCCCATGCTCTTATCCTCCTACTCCTATCATAGTTCTAAACGGTATCCAAGCATAACAAGAAGCATCGATTGTGTGATTGTTCCTGTCTTCTGGTTCATACTTATCCTCTTTCCAACTGTAGCTTTCAAGTTCCCTGATATGTTCTTTGCAATGCTCCAAAACTAAGTAATCTGCCTCTTTTTCTTCACTTGCGTTTATCCAACCAAGCATCAAATGGATTCTATCTATTACCTGTACTTTCTTGTATGAATTCAGGAAATTATATATACTTCCATGTTGTCTTTTATATTTATTAAGCTCAGTAATAGTCGCCTGGTCAGCATTGTCTATAAAGACATCTCTGGCAAATCCCCACTCTTTACGGTTTTTTTCAAGAAATGCTATTAACCTTTGTGGTATATCTGAAGGAGCTAATGGTGTTTCGTAATCTGCATTGTTATATATCGCTTCGTCCAAAACAACAATTTTGCCAGTGTTCGTAATTCCTAGAAAAATGAAAACTATCATATCAGGGCTTTCTTGCGAATACGCCGTATCAACACCGCATGAAAAATATGCGTATTTAAACTGCTTTGCTTTTGCGGCAGTTATTACATTGTTCTTCCTTGAGAAATTCGGAAATACTAAGCCTGTAGCCCTACCTCTCAGTCCAAGGATTTTGTTCTTGTATAGCTTTGTTCCCTTTGGCACGTTCATGATAATCTGTTCTTTTTTCTCTTCCGTTAATCCCAAATTATGGTCAAAAGAAAAAAACCAATGTACCCATCCATGTTTTGGTTCTTCATTCAGCATGTTATTTAGTTCTTCCGGCGCATCATCCTTGTATTCAGGCAGTGGTCTTGAATGATTTATATATTCTTTGTATATCGGTAGATTCGGATCGTCTGGATTCAATGTCGCCAACAAATAGTCACAACGCATTGATATTTCACGAACATAGTCCATGTCGGCTATGTTGATTTCATCTATGTATACGCATCCATATTGACCGCCCAAAGCCTTTTTCCACCTGCTTCTATTGTCATAACCTAGCAGATATATGATTTTCTCGCCTGACGGTGTCTGATAGGCTATGTGCGGCAATGAATGTTGTCCTCTACCGCTTGCATGGTAGTTTACAAGACTGCCAAATACATCAATAATGCCTAAATCTTTGTTAATAATGTTCTTTTCAATAGTGCCAAGGTCTAATCCTGACAACACATGCAACTTTTTTGGACTATCAGCAACTTTTAGCATAAACTTGAGTATGCCAACAGTCGTTTTGCCAGCAAATGTAGTTAAGTACCCTCTAGGAATTCAACTGGTGCATCATGTTTTAAAAACGCTTTATATTTTTTTGAAAGTAAAAGTTGTTCCATAGAGGTATAATCACCCCCCATTATTCTGCATATTCCCACTTGTAACCATAAGCTGTTTTTACTTGTCCTCTTGCACATCTTGAAATTAACCTGTCTTTATATTTATAATCATCGGGGAATAAATGCCTTGCTGCATCATGTTTCAGGAAGACTTTGTATTTCTCTGACAACAGAAATTGCTCTCCCATAGCATCAACCTTCCTTCAACTGTTGCAAAATAGAATTCAGTTTTGCTGTTGTTTCCGTTTTATCATCAACTTCCAACTTCTCTGTGAACAATCCGTATCTTTTTGCCAAAAGTTCGGCAGCTCTGATTCTCTCTTTTGCNGATAATTGNTTCTTGATGATTCTGGCTCGGCTCTCATAATCTCCGATACTTTCTACCACTACAACTTCTTCTTCTATTTCTCCACGCATAGCCAAAGATAAAAACTCTTCTACTTCTATTGATTCTGCTATATTCTCCTTCCTGATTTCATCCTGTAATTCTTTTATGGCTTTTTTTATCTCAACATTTTTCAACAATCTATTACCTTGACTGTAAGCTGTTCGCTCGCTATATCCTGCTCTAATCGCTGCTTGGGTGGCATTATAGTCTTTAATGTATTCTGCAACAAATCTTTTTTGCCTTTCATTCATTTAATCACCACCCCCTGCTTAATATAAAATTAGATAGTTCAGCATGATAGTTAGCATGAATTTTTTAACTTTACAAAATCAAAAGCCGTCC